CGGTCGAGATCTTCCAGAGCGTCGGCTTCATCGCGCCATCAACGGCATTGGCTATCTTATCGAGTTTCCACGTAAGCGCTCCGATATAAAAGTTGTAGGTGTTCTGGAGGAGCTCCCATTGGAGCTTCAGCCAGTAAGTGACATCGGTCTGCTTCTGCGGGCCTTTGAGCAACGAAATGATGCTCGTGATCGCGGTGATGATCGATCCGACGGATCCGGCCGCGCTTAGAAATCCCGATGCGGCCTGGCCAGCAGCGCTGGCGATCGACGAAACGGGCGTGGCCACGTTTTTCGCGATTGACGCTCCGACATCGAAGAGCCCGGATATCATCTTCTGGATGAAGCGCGTGAGCCAGATTGTCGCCATCTCCTGGACGGCCGTGGCGAAAATCCCCTTGACCTTGAACCAGAGACTTTTCTGCCGTTCCTCCTCTTTCTTGGCCTGCGCCTCGCGCGCTGCGTCCTCGATCGCGCGGATCGCGTCGAGATCCGTCTGATGCTTAACTTGGAGATCAAGAAGCTTCTGCAGGCCGGCGGCGCGGATCTCCTCGAGCTTCTTCTCGTGCGCGATCTCCCTCTTGAGTTTCTGGTCCTCGCGCCGGCGCTCGCGCGCGACGCCCTGGTCCTCCCGACGCTGCTCCCTGGCGATCTTCGCGTCCTCGTATTTCGTCTCGAGCGCCAGGAGCGCGTCCTCCTTTTGCTTCTCCGTCATCTTGCTGTTCTGGATGGCCCGCTTCTGGTTTTCGTACTGGCGCTCGTACTTCAGGTCCTGGGCCGCGTATTCCCGGTCCCTGGCCCGGTCCTGGTCCTCCTGGGCGCGGGTGAGGAGAAGCTCCTGCGCGTCGTAAGCCTTCGTGGCCGACCGGATCCGCGCGTCGTTCGAGGCCTCGATGAGCGAGCGCTCCCTGTCGTAGGCGGCCTCGGCCGTTGCGACCATCTGGTCGTAGTAGGAGGTGTCGAAGGTCACGGTCTTCGGCTTCGCGCCCATGAGCCCCTCGAGGTTGAATAACTTGACGACCTCGGAGGCGATATTTCGCATAGAATCGGCGATGACCGTTGAGACCTCCTGCCAATAAGATTGCGTCTGCTCGGCGGCCGTCTTTGAAGCCGCCGGGATTTCCGGCATTTTGCCGATGATGATCCCGTAGGCCGCAAGTATGTCGGCGGCCATGTTCCACATCTCGGTCCTGACCGTCGCCGCCGAAACGCCCATGGATTCGCCAATCGCCTGGAAGACGAGGTCGACTCCCCTGGCCGCCTCTTCGGTTTCGTTGAACGCTCCGGGCGCCGCTGCCATGACGAGACTCATGTCCCTGGCGGCCGGCGTGAAGGTCTCCGAGATCGCGTCGGCCGTCCCTCTCAAGGATTTCTCGCAGGCGTCCATGCCCGTCCGGTACTGCGCCTCGGTAATAACTCCGGATTTATATGCTTCCGTTAATTTTTGTTGATCCGTGATAATGGCATGGATTCCGGCTCTCAGGGGGTCATATTTGTCGATAATTTCCTGAGCCGCCTGAGCGAGTTTCTTTTTTGCCTCGATCGCCTTTTTCTCTTCCTCGGTCAGAACGTGGTGCTTTTTCCCGGTCTCGTCGATCTCTTTCTTGAGCGGTATAAACATCTCGATGAGGTCGCCCAGGCCTCCCCCGAAGATCTTCAGCATAGGCGCGGCCTTGCCGTAGACTTGGCCGAGAATTCCAACGGTGGTTGCCAAGCCCTCGTTGACTTTCTTCGCGTGTTCGGCCTTCGTGGCCTCGAGCTCGAGAAGGACGGCCCACTCCTCGATCCCGACGAGGAAGTGCCGCAAGATCGGCGTGTATTTGATGATCCCCTCGAGCCATTGCTTGAACTTCCCGGAGGCCACGAAGTCGGAGAGCGCCTTGTTGATCTTGACGATCGAATCCTTAAGGCCTTCGGTCTCGAGCAGCGCACCGCCGGCCTGCTCCTTGAGTTCGCGCCAGTTGTTCCCGAGTTGCTTCAACGCGCCGCCGAAGGTGTTGGTCTCCGCGGTCGACCGGGAATAGAGCGTAATCAATTTGTCGAGCAGCGCGGCCTGCTTCTCATCACCCTTCAGATTCTCATCGACCTTGATCCCGACTCGGCCGAGCGCCATGTAGTTCCCTTCCATGGCCTTCGTGACCATCATCGTCGCGGAGTGGAGGTCGATTCCGAGCGTGGAGGCAAGGCCCATCGCTCCCTTCGTCGCCTTGTCGACGCCGTTCTGGTTTAGGTTAGTGAGCTGAAGGAGCAGGGTCTGCGTCGCCTGGACCTCCTCGTGGGTGTATGTCGTGTACTTCATCTGGGCCATAGCGAAGTCGAGGTAATGCTTGAGGTTCCCCTCGATCGTCCGGCCCGTGATCTCAAGCGTGGCGCGGAGGTTGTTCTCGGCCTTCTCCTCTTCGATCGCGCCCTTGATCGCGTCCTCGACGACGCCCTTGATTCCACCGATCCCCTTCGTGAGCATCTGCGCCGCGAGGACGCCTGCGGTGAATCTCGTGAAGAGTCCGGCGAAGGGTCCGCTCGCCCCACCGGCCTTGGCCGTCGTGCCGGCCGCGGCGTTGATCGTCGCGTCGACGTCCTTAATGGACTTGATCGCGCCGCTCGCGTCGCATTCGACAATATATCTAACGTCAGGCATGTTTCATTCTCGTCCCGTTTTCTCCGATTCCGCCCTTTCCTCGGCGACGTCCCTGAAGGCCAGGTAGATCGCGTTGAGACCGGCGAGCACTATCTTCCGGAAGATTCTCGTCGGGCTCGCTCTCCGGAACTCCTCGGCGATGATCCCGGTCTCGAGGGTGAAGCGGTTTACGTTCTCGAAGTACCAGTTCCATATCCCTGTCTCGAATGCGCTGAAACCGTCCTCGATCCCGGCGAGCTGACAGTTCACACAATCCTCCGTCGGTTCGCCTATCTCGTGCTCATGGTCCTCCGGCTTCAGGATGGCCTTCCAGCGGTCCGCGTAGAGAGCGAGATAGGCGTTTAATTTTTTAGGAAATTCTCGGGCCTTCCCGCGAAGTCCGCGAGGACCATGACGAGTACGCGGTCAATGGCCTTCGTCGTTGGCAATTCCTCGTCGTTCCCGGAGCCTTCGATCTCGGGCCCTTGCTTCGGCTGCTTCACCTGGAAGCCGAAGAGGAGGGGCAAGTGCTTCTCCTTGTTCTCCTGCGTGCAGGGGATCGGGACATCGCCATCCGTGAGGTCCCATGCGTGGATCGCGTCCATGACAGCCCTGCGGATGATGTCGGAGATTCTCGGTCTCTTCGCAGGGGCCGCCAGTGCTTCTGGAGCAGCCGTCTCGTTCCGGCCCGGAATCCTGCCCTTCGGCTTCGCGGGCAGCGTCGGAAGGTTGAAGTCGTAGATGTAGTTGGGGATCTCGTCGATCGGGATGAATCCCATCTTAAACGTGAGCGTCAACGGGTCGCCCTCCTTCTCGATCTCACAGATGATCTCGGCCTCGGGCTTGAGTCTTCTTATGTCCATGCTTTCTCCTTATGCCAGGTAGTCCGTGCTCGTGAGGTTCATGACGCTGATATAGACCGGGAGCGTCAGGCCGTCCATGCCAGTCGGCCCCGAGTCCGCCATGGCAGCGCGCAACACGATCTTCGACGGGATGATCTTGCCCTCCGGATACTCGACGTCCTCAATGATCAGCCGCGGGAATTGGAACTTGATGTAATAATGGTAGGCGCCTTCGATGACAGGGCCCGTGATAACGAGCTCGGCCTTCTTCTCCGCGGGCGCTATCCAGTCGGCGAAATACGCGGCGTTGACCGTGTCCATTCGTGCGAACTCGAGCGTTATCTTGATGCCCGGCTTTTCATTCTCGACCGGCTGCACAATCGACGTGCTGCCGGCGACGTGCTCCCCATCCATCTTGCGCTCGACCTCGACCGTGAAAGCCTTAGGCCTCACGATGTCTGTGTCGCCGTCGAAGTCTGCGCCGTCCTGTGCATTCATCTGGAACCGCGCCTGCGGGAATATCGCGCGGTAGTGCGTCCCGCCCGGGACCGTGACCGATGTGAAGCCGACGACGATCGCCGAGTCGTCGATGACCTTGTTGCCTCTGAGATTGAAGCTTGCCTTAATCAGGCCCCCGCTCAGCGAGAAGGTGCCCTTCAGGACCTTGAAGGACGGGACGACGTGGATCTTCGCGCCCTTCTCCGTCGCGTAGGTTCCGAAGATCCCGTACGCGGAGTTGGCGAGAGAGAGCGAGTGCAGATAGTTGAGGCCTCCGCCGACTCCGGCGACGTCCGAGGTGTAGGTCGCGGCGCCGGTCTTGTCCGCGGCGTCCGAAAAGCCGATGAGCGTCGAGCAGTCCGTCGCCTTGTGCGTCCCCGTGTTCCACTTGAGCTCGAAGTTCCCCGTCGCGGCGATCGTGAATTTCCTGGTCGTCGCCGAATAGGTCACGGTATAGGTCAAGGCCCCGCCCGCGTCGAGCTGCGTCTTGATCTCCGCGGCCAGGGCCGCGCCCGTGTACGTGGCGTTCGTGAGGGTCGCGGTGATCTCCGCCCCGCCCTCGCCGAAGTCGAGCTTGTTGTTCGCGGCGCTCACGATGAAATACATCCCCGGCAGTCCGGCCGTCCCCATGAGCATGGCCAGGAGCAAATTCTCCCGACCGCCGTAGCGATAGTCGAAGTCGAGAGCGAAGTCCGCCGGCGCGATCAGCCCGAAGTCGAGGTTCTCCTCGAAGGCGCCGTAGGACTCGTCCTCCATCATGTCCGCCGAGAGCTTCGGCGCGCCCGCGTTGAGCGGCAGGATTCCCATGCCGGCGGCGTCAATGTCGATCTCCGTCCCCCAGTCTACGCCCTTCTTGACCGCGGCCTTGTTCAGCCGCTTCTCAATGTCTCCCATGTTGCCCTCCCTTTATACGATGAGGCTCGCGATGCGCGTGTTCGTCAGGAAGATCCCGATCGGCAGGACGCCCGTGAGTCCGGTCTGCGCGACGTCCGCGACCGCCCCGCGCAACACGATCTTCGCCGGGATGATCTTGCTCTCGGCGTACTCCACGTCCTCAATGATCAGCCGCGGGAATTGCATATTGAGCGTGTAGTAGAAGGCCCCAGAGATCTGCGGGCCCGTGATGACGATATCCGCCTTCTTGTTCGTCGACGCGATCCAGTCCGCAAAGTACAGCTTATTGACGTCATCCATGCGCGAGAATTCCATGGTCAGCTTCACGGTTGGCTTGTCCGTCTCGCGCGGCTCGATTATGATCGTGTCGGTCGCATGGTCGCTGTCCATCTTCCTCTCGAGCTCGAGCGAGAACGACTTCGGCTTGATGACGTGGCCGGCGCCGAGGGTCGTGCCCCCGCCGGCCCAGGTGTGGTCGTTCATCCGGAAGACGGCCTGGTTGTAGCGGGCCCGGTAGTGCGAGTTCGCCGGCACCGTCACCGCGGCCATCGACGTGAGGATCGCCGAGGTGTCGATCAGCCGGTCGCCGCGGAGATTGAACGCGGCCTTGATCAGCCCTCCGGATCCGGAGAGCGTCATCTTCAGGACCTTCGCGCTCGGCACGATATGGATCTTCGTCCCCTTCTCCACGGCGTACGTGGCGAAGAGCGCAGCGACCGAGTTCTTGAGCGTGATCGTGTGCAGGATGGCCGCCGTGCCGCCCTGCACCGCGGGGTCCGTGTCGACGCCCATGAGAAGCCCGAGCAGGACGTTCTCGAGCCCGTCCCACCGGTAGTCGAAGTCCAGAGTGAAGTCCGAGACGCCGTAGTTGCCGACGTCCAAGTTCACGTCGAAGGCCGAGTCGCTCTCGTCCTCGAGCATCTCGACGTTGAGCTTCGGACTGCCGGCGTTCAGCGGGAGGATCCCGCAGTTCGCGGCGCCCGCGTTTACTTCCGTGCCCCAGTCCGCCCCGACCTTCAGGGCCGCCTTGTTGAGTCTTTTTTCGATATCGCCCATGTCATCCTCCTATCTTTTTCCGTCTCTTGTATTTAGACGATCCGGTCGAGTCCGCCTCTCTGCCCGCGGCCGCCGGGATCTCTTCGATTGGTTCCGGGAACGGTTCCGGCTCGAGCACCCGCTGAGCGAAGCCTTCGGAAATCCAGGCCCGCGCGGTCTCGTCCGAGATTCCGAGCTCGGCACTGTCCAGGACGTCGCCGACCTTGAGCAGCCTCATCACCGGCTGCAGGTGCTGGTCGCTTTTCTGCCATCTGAACTTCATGTCACACCCCCATGGGGCCGGCGATCCAGACCGTGATCTTCTGGCTGAACGCGCCGAATCCCCAGAAGCTGAACTCCCCGTCGTCCGTCCAGGGCGACTTCTCGATCCGGCATTGAACGCACAGGGCGCCGAGGCTGCCGGGGGCCCCGCTCCTGGAGTCCGCGTCGATCGCCTTCCGGACATCTGCGAGGCAACGCTCGAGCGGCGTCACCGTGTCGAGCGAGTCCTTGACGACGCCTTTGACGGTCACCGTGAAGGCTTGCGTGTATTCCGAGTCGTCCCCCGCCGCGCCGCTGCACTCGATATCGCCTTCCGCCTCGCCGCTGAAGACCATGTAGGTTGGGAAGTGGACGATCTCCTCGAGGACCATCATCCGCTTGATGACCGCGCCGGCGTCCGGCGTGTACCAGTAGTCGGGCCCCGCGACGATCGCCTGGAGGACCGCACAGATCCGCTCGACGACCTGGAGCCGGAGCGGAGTCGCCGGCGTCGTCATTCTGTTCTCCCGGCCCTGGCCAGCGGCCCGCCCGAGCTCGAGGCGAGCATCTCGGCGAGCCTGAGGACCGCGGTCTTCGACATCATGTCCGCGAGGATGGGCTCGCGTCTTTCGACGATCTCGGTGAACCATCTCGATGCCGGGATCGTGACGTCGAGCGTCCCTTTCTTCGTGAGAGCGAGCCACTTGAACCGCTCTTCTTTCCACTTGCCATACATGAACCAGGCCCAGGCCCTCATCCGGGCCGATACCGTCGGGTGCGTCACGCCGCCGACGTCCTGGATTTTCGCGTATGGGACCGTCTGCTTCCCGCCGACGCCGGTCCCGAGCGTGATGATCCACTTCCCGTCTCCACCGACGATCATCTGCCCGGTATTCCTGCCCATCATGCCGGTCTTCTTCCCATGATGAACTCGGAGCGCAATCTGCCGGTCCGCAGCCGACTCCCGGAGCAATTTCAGCGTATCGCCGCTCCAGATCGTCGCCTGGAGCTTGTGCGCCCTCGGCAGGGATTTCAGAACCTGGGTTTTCTTGATGGCCCCGGAGAAGTCTGCCCTGAGAGTCATAGCGTTGATCACGCGGTAAACCTCCTGTATTTCCAGAGGACGGCCATCTGCGCCTTGTTGAGCTCGCCCTCCGCGTTGATCGAGGTCACGGATCCGTCGCTCATGGTTCGGGCGCCCTCGCCCCATCCCTTCTCGTTCATGGTCTTCCACTTCCGGGCGATGACCTCGTAGGCGACGAGGACGATGTCGCCCGGGATCGCGTCGAAGCCGGCCTCGTATTTCACGGTGTAATTTCCGAACCCGGAGGCCCAGGTCGACGCGTTCATCAAGAGACTGAAGGCCATTGGCCGCGGCGTGATGACGAAGTCCTCGTCGTCGCCCTCCACGAGCTCGGTCCTCAATTTCTCGACGACGGAGAAGACGGCCTTGATCGGCCAGTTCGGAAGATGGAGCAGGGACCCGCCATGGCCGCTCGCGCGCGCCTCCTCGCCGACCCGGAGTCCCGTGTAGCTCTTCGCGCCGGCCGAGTTCGCAGAGTCCTCGAAGCCGACGAGCTCCGAGATGTCCGTGGCCTTCAACGTGCCAGTGTTCCACCGGATCGTGAAGTTCGCGCCGGCCGCGATTGTGAATTTCCCGGTCACCGATGAGTACGTGCAGGTATAGGTTAGGGCCTTCCCCGGGGCCGTATTCAACGCCGCGGCGATCGCCGTGGCCAGGGTCGCTCCCGTGTAAGTCCCGGCCGTCACGGTCCCGGTGAGCTCGGCGCCTCCCTCGTCGAAGTTGATCTTCTGGTTCGTCGTGTCGACGACGAAAGACAGCCCGGCCTTGGCCGTGTAGAACGCGAGATCGAGCCGGCTGCCGATTTCCCGTTCGATGATCTCGGAGACCGCGGTGATGATTTTCGCGAGAATCGTGTCCCACTTGGTTTGGGTCTCGTCCGGGAAGAGATAGGCCTTGACGTCCGTCAGTTCGACCAGGTCCATGCTCGGCTCCTGTTATTTCTTCTTGCCCTTCACTTTCGTCTCGGGCGCGCCATCGATCGACTTGTCCTCTTCGGCAGCGTGGACGTCGAGCCAGCTCTTAGCCATGTGCTCCGGGATGTCTTCCGGGACCCGATAAGCGCGGCCTTGCTCGTAGAGGGCGTGGCCCGTCGCCAGGCTTCTCAGCATCCGAATTCTTTTTATGTCCATGACTCCTCCTGTCTATCGAAGCGGAAAGGGACCGACCGAAGCCGGCCCCCCGCCTTTATGGCTATGTACTCCGCTTTACCGTTCGCAGCGCCTCGTCAAGGCGCGATCGTCAAGAAGCAAAAGACGGACCCATAATCGTTCTTCGTGCAGGGAATGACGAATCCCGCGATCTGCGAGGCCAGGGCGACGACCGTCCCCGAGGATTTTGTCGTCCTGAGTCCGCCCTCGACCGAGAAGACCACTTGCCGGTCGTTCGGCCCGTGGTTGCCCGGCCATTCGGTCGCCCCGCCAGTGTAGTGCCCGTTTACGGGGCCCCAAGTCTGAACCCACCCGAAGCCGTTCTCGGCGTGCCACGCGTGGGCATAGCCGACGAACATCTCCGCGCCGCCGCTCGAATGCCCCGGGGTGCAGACCTTCGAATAGGCCGACGCGTAGACGTCGACCGTCGCGGCCGGGACGCAGGTGAGCGGATAGTCGAGGGTCAGCGTGATCGACGTACCGTTCCCGACCGTCGAGCCAATGATCCGCCGGAACTGGTCGTGGTTTATTGCGCTTTGCGCGATGGCCGGGTTCCTATAGATCATGCAGTATCCGCCCTTATAGTAGTCGAGCGGCCTGTCGCCGGCCGCTCCCATGTCGGCGACGACAAGGGTCTTGTCCCCGATCTTCGGCGTCCCGCCGTAGGCGACCTCCGCGCCGTCGTCAGGGATGATGTTCCCGTTGACCATCGCGTAGCTCAGCTCCCCGACGGCCGTGTGAAACTTCGCGTACCGGAACGACCGCTCGCCGATGACAAGCCGCGTGCCGATGTCGAAGTTCTGGACCAGGCTCACCTCGTTCGGGTCTTGGTATTTGCCTCCGGCGATCATGCTCCCGTCGGAGATCATGTGGCCGAAGATGAGCCCGGTCGATCCCCTGTTAGGGATGTAGTGCTCTTTCATATTGTCCTCCTGTTTTGCCTCGCCTCAGGTGTGCTCGCGCAGCACCCGGATGGCGTCGGCTCTGATGACTCCGCCCGTGACCCGGCTCCCGACGAGGATCCCGACCATGCCCGCCGTCGCGTACTTCTCGATGAGCCTCTGCAGGGTCATCCCTTGGCGGTCGAGAATTCTGTAGCCAGCCCGGAGATCTCCGAAAACCGCAATATCGCAGGCGAGGCTCGCGCCGATGGCCGGGATGTCCTCCTGGTTCTCGATCGGATATCCGGCAAATGTCGCCGGCTTGCCGGCCTGGACGGACGGCTGCCAGAGGTACTCGCCGTATACGGGGCCCGCCGAAACGACCCGGAGTTTCCGCAGGGCGAGCTCTGTCGTCGAGGGCACGAAGAAGACGCCGTTCTTCCGGTACTGCCGCGGGACCGCGTAGCAGAGATTGAGCATGTCGTCGATGGCGATGGCGTCGGCCGCGGCCGTCGTGATCCGCGCGACCGTGGTTCCGTTGAGGATCCCGTCCGGCTGCTGATAGGTGTGCCCAGTCCCAACCATGAAGCCCGTCTCTTCAATCTCCGCTTTCGCCCGGGAGAAAGAATCGACGACCGTCGCTTCGAGCGCCGTGTCCGTGTCCGCGAGTTCGTCCTTGCCGATCTTGGCCAGGCCGTTGAGGTCTTCGACGTGCTGCCATTCCTCACTCGGAACGACTTCTGTCTCAGCCGGCACTCCGCCGGTCTCAAGCTTTCCCCAGGCCATCGTGACCTCGGTCAGGCTGCGCCGGCGCCGACGGTCCCGGATCGTCGTCTGGACGAGCGCGTACTCGCGGATGACGTTGATCTTGGGCAGTGCCCGGTAGATCTCCGACTCGAGTTCCTCTGGGATGAGGATCTCGCCCGTCGCATCGGCGACGAGCGCCTTTCGCTCGAGGATGTACCTCTGCGCCTTATCGCAGAGTTCGAGCGTCCCCTTCTTGACAAAGCCCATGAAGGATCTCCGGTATTCGGTTTGCCCCTCTTTCACACCCTCGGCGATGTGGATATCGTCGGAGATGAGGCCGGGTCTCCGGATCTGCGTCTCCAGCGCGTCAATCCGGGGCGTGATTTTGGCCTCGAATGTTGCAAATTCCGCCTTCGTCATACGTCCGGCTTCGGCCGACTCGTACTTCGTGCGGAACTCGGTGACAAGCCTGTTCAGTTCACCGATTTGCTGTTCCATGTCCATGATGTCTCCTCCGTTAATTGAAGATTCCGACGAGCCTCTTCAGCTCGCCTATCGTCTCCGCCATCAAGTGGAGGGTCTCCGGCTTGACGCTTGGAGTGGATTTCTCCGGCTCCTTCGCGGGTTCGAAATCCGTGTATTTGACCTCGTTATCCTTGAGCCAGGCCTTCGCCTCAGCCTCTGTCCAGTCCTTCGTCGGGAAGCGCAGCGCCTGGGCCGCCCAATCGTCGTCCTCCCCGTCCTTGAGATGGCCCCAGATGACATCGATCGTCGCCGGGACCTTGATCGAGTTGTAGAGCTTGCCGTCGGCCTTCCGGCGGAACTTATCGAACTTGGCTGGATCGACGAGCCGAGCGCTGTGCTCATTAGGGTACGGCTTGACCTCCTCGGGCGAGATCTCCGGGCCGTATGCGAACGTCAGAAGTTTGTCCATCGTTAGATCCGGGCCGTAGAGGTCCTCGACAATCTTCATCACGCTGCCCATGGCCTTGACCTCCTCGACCTCGGCCTTCGGGCAGGCCTGAAAGACGCAGGGCGAGATCTCCCAGAGGTTGATCTCCTTGAGCGTCCGAGCCTTGCTGTCGTCGTCGACGCCTTCCTTGACCGTGACGAAGCCGATCGACAGGCCGTTCACGGCGCGCTGCGCCATGAGACTCCGGACTTCGCGGCCGCGTTGTACATCGCAGTTCAAATGCCCGGCGACCCGGAGGCCCTTCTCGTTCTCCTCCCCGGTAATGACGCCGATCGGCTCCCGGACGTCGTGGGTCCAGAGCATCGGCCATTCTTTTTTCTCCCGGATCGTCTTCTTGAACGCGCCCGGAAGGACCATGTCGCCGTAGCTATCGACGACGCCGAAGATCGAGGCGTAGCCGGTGAAGTCGCCTTTCTCCTCATTCATCGAGTCCATGACGAATTTGAACTCTTTCGTCTCGGGTTTAATTTTTCTTGCCATCGTCTTCCCCCTTTTATGGAGTCGCCACGATCGGGTACTGGAAACAGTTGCAGTTGCAGCAGTTCTCCGGGCCGCCCTTCGGGTCGCCCGGGAACATCATGAGCTTCCCCCCGATCTCGTAGTCCTCGTCAAGAGCGCGGACTTGGCCGTCCGCTTCCTTGTGCGCGTCCCTGGACAGCGGAAGGAAGGAGCAGCCCCATCCCTTCTCCTCGATGAACTCGGTCTCCTTGTAGCCCTCAAGCTCGCCGTAGTTGTCGACCTTCGCGGACTCGGTCTGGCTCCAGAGTTGGCCCCTCCACCGCGGGAAGTCGCTGACCATGTTATAGATGTCCTGGCCGAATTTGCTCACGGTCAAGTTCGCCTCGTTCGCCGCGAGGAGCTTCTCGAGGATCGCCTCGACCGTCGTCTGGTTCACCTTCGTCCCGGAGTTCAGGACCATGTCGCGGAGTTTCGCCTTCTGCTCGTCGGTCATGTGGAAAGTCCAGGACGTCGGCTTCTTGGGGTCGTCCTTCTGCCCATCCGACCCGAAGAGGATTGAGGTCGTCTCGGCCTCGTCCAGGATCTCACCCTTTGACGCCCGCATCCCGGCCTCGCCGGCCCGGATGAAGTGGTCGACGTACCACGGCCAGAACTTTTTCTCGTAGACCTTCATCTCCGCGGCGACGTCGAGCAGGGTCGTCGCGCTGAGCTCGCTCAGGCTCGAGGCCGCGAGGATTTTCGTCCGAATCTCCGCGGCCTGGCGCCTAAGGTATGCCTCGGCGATCTTGTCGTAGCTCTTCTCGCGCGCCTTGACCCGGGCCTCGAAGGCGAGCCAGAGCTGCTTTCTCCTTGCGACGTCGCCCCAGAATCCATTCGCCTTGTGCGTCTTCCCGCGGAGCCTGCGCTTGCCGGCGTCACCGCCCCCGTCGCCCGCGTCACCGTCGCCCGCCGCGCTCTCAATTCCATCCGTTTCGACGAGGCCGATCGGAAGGTGGTACATCTCACCGATGGACTCCTTTACTGGTGCGTATCCGATGGCCACGCGCTTCTCGTTGAACTTTAGCATCCAGGCCCCGCCCATCCGGGTCCAAGCCTTATCACGCTTCTCCTGAAGGGCGTCGACGTTGTCGATGTCCACCGCGAGCCGCAGTCTTTCCGTCGATCCTGCCGCCGAGAATTTCGGTGCAAGCCAGGTGGTGAACTCATCCAGCATCCAGACCATAAGCGGAATGGCTGCTTCTAGGTAAAGCGCAAGCCGCGCCTCTTGGAAATTCGAATAGGTCTTGTTCTCGCTGTCGCCGATGATTTCCGGGGCGATGTTGAAGACCCGGCAGATCTTCCGTGTAGTCAGCTTGTCGAGGTTCGTCCAGTCGCCTTCTTTGGCGTTGATGGACATCTGCTTGAAGTCTTTGACGTTGTCGAGGATGAGGAAGTTCCCGCCCGTGCCCTGCTGCGTCTCCCGGATGTCTTTCTTGAAGAGTTCTCGGGAGTCGCCAATGAGCGGCTTGTCAAAGATGAACCCGCCGGAAGGCCTCATGTCGTTCGTCAGGAGTTTCGCATTCCATTTCATCCCGAGATTCGAGATATCGATCCCCCGGGCCGCAACCTCGATCGGCGCCAGACCGTACCAGTCGTCGGTCGGATGGAAGGTCCTCATGTGCAGGACGTCATCCGCATCGAAGTCGGCCTTGCTGCCGGCGGCCCGGTACCGATAGCCTTTGATCGGCTGTACAGCGTCACCCTTGATAATGCTCGTTCGGTGTGGCTTGAGGATGTAAAGCTCGCGCGGTGGGCCTGTCGTCGGGCCGGCGGCCTCCGCGTAGGAGTTCCCGGCGATGAGGAGGAAACGCGCGAAGCTGCCCATGAACTTGGTCTGGCCCTCGCGCGGGTTAGGCCGACGCATGAGAGTTAAGAGCGGATGATCCTTGACCTCGACGGTCTTGTCGCCTTCGCCGCGGAAGAGGATAATCGGCAGGGACTCGATGGCCTTGGCTATCGCCTCGATGCAGGCGTAGGCGTCCTGACAAGCCATGTATCCCTCTCGCGCATACGCCTCGAGGTCCTTCGTCATCCAGATCGTCTCCTGGCCCATGTAGAGAAGGAGCGAGACGGCCATGGATTGGCTCTGCTTGATTTCCCGGGGCCTGATCCTCAAGGCTTCTAGGAGTCCCATGTCACACCCTTTCGATCCGCGGCTGCGCCGTGCCGGCCGGATTGTAGAACGCAAGAAGGAACGAGTCGGCGACGTCCGGCGACCGCCCGGGCTGATCGGGCGAGCGCGTATTCCGTTCCTTGTACTCCTTCTTGCTCTCGACGACCCGCCGGCCCTTCTTGTCGAGACCCTTCGAGCGCCGGTTCACGAGTTCGGCGAGCAACCTGTCATCCTGCGGACAGGCGATCTCCTGGACAATCTTTCCGACCTCGAACCACATCTCCGAGACCGCGTTCGGGTACTTGTCAGGGTCGCTGGCCTTCTCGCCGAAATTGACGGGGACCATCGCATACTTCCGCGACTGCATGATATCCGTAAGCCCGCCGCCAACACCGGTGTCATCGATCTTAATTCGCATCTTCTTGTTGTGCTCGAAGAAGTTCTCGGCCTCGTCCGCGATGAAGACGAGTTTCTCCTTCTCTGGGAGCTGGCTCGACGGGATGATCTTCCTTTTGACGACCTTCAACCCCTTCCGGTAGGTGAACGTCGTGTCGTCATCTCCTCCCCGGGCTACGTCGATCCCGCCCTCCTCCGCGCCCTCGGCGTTGAAGTCTGGTTTGTCCCAGTTTCTGAACATCGCCATCGCCTGGCTGAGCTTGATGATCGAGTCCGCGCCCGCGTCGACGATCATCCCGAGGACTTTCGTCAAGTAGAGGACCGACTCCTCGCCCCAATCCTTTCGGCATTGATCGATGTACTTCGGCGTGGCGATCTGGATGTTGAGCTCCGCGGGATCCTTCCACGTCCGCTTGAACCTGTCGGGCCGCACCGGGTCCGGGAGCTCGATCCCTCGGAGCTTCTCGCCCGTGACATATGGCGAGTCGAAGGCGGAAATCCGAATCCTGTTCCACTCGCTCGTGTCGCCCTGGAAGATCTTCCAGTACTCGTCCCCGACCTGGACCCCGTCCGTCGTCGAGATGACGAGCCAGCGGCAGAAACCTCCGGTCATGCTCCCGCGGACGGAGTTCCAGAGCCAGGTCGGGATCCCCTTGCCTTCGTCGAAGATGAAGAGGATCGCCGGCGCGTGCCAGCCTTCGCTCCGGGCCGGCGTGTCGGTCGAGAATCCGATCGCGTAGTGATCCGCCTCGGTCGTCTTTATATTCGTCGTGAGACATTCGCCTTCGAGCTCGAACCGGCTCCTCATATAGTCCGCGTTGATCTCGGACCACAAGAGCTTCTTAATTTGCGTGTACGTCGGGGCGGTCGTAACGACCTTCGAATTGTCGAAGCAGTTCAGGAACCAGATGGCGATCTCGGCTGCGCTGAAGGTCTTCGAGACGCCGTGGCTCGACTGAACGGCCGTCTTCTCGTTGTCCCGGACTGACCAGAGAATATCGCGCTGCTTCGACCATGTCATGTGCCCCAGGGCGTGTTCGACGAAGAAGACCGGGTCCTTCCGGTACCGTTTGAGCAAGGTAGCGATGACTTCGCGCGTCTGGGCGTCAATCTCCATCATCCATCCTCTTGAGGCTCTTCTTCATCTCGGTCATCGAGAGCTTCGCCGTCATGCTAACGCTGCCCCGGACGTCGTGCCGATCCTTCCATTCCCCGGGGCGGCGGTTCTTGAGCCAGAAGATCATCGCCGTCGTATCTCCGGGCACGTCGATCTTCTTCTCCTTGAGATCTGTGAATGAATAGCCCGTCGCCTTATGATAAAGCGCCGCGACGACT